TGATAACTTCTCTTGTGCCTTCTACTCCACCATCAAGGAGTAAATCCTCTAGGTGGGTCATATGGACGTTCTTTTCTTCTGCTAGATACGACTTTAACTTGTGCATTATTTATTCCAGTGGGTATCAAACCATCGTTGTGCTTCTTTCTTTGCTTGATCTACATTTCTGTAAGCGGTAACTGGGTGACGAGGTATATCGCCTCCTACTTTAGTATTATCGAACAATGTGGGCATTACTTTCTGACTACCATCTCTATTCTTTTTCATAGAATCCATACCAGATAAACGAATTTCAAACTTACCATCTGGAGAAACGTGTTTGAATACTTTCTTGTTGCCTGCACCATATCCATCTGGAACTTTCTTCCATTTGATTTTGGTAGCTTCATGAAACTGTTTGAACGATTGCATAGATTTTCTCTTCTAATGAGTGTACATTATACTACTATATTGGTAGAATGTCAACTGATTATTTTACTCCAAAAAGCTTCTGGACATCTTCTTTCTTGTCTAGAGAGTATGGAGATTTGCTCTTGGTTATCATTCTACCAATACATCTCAACTCTGCTCGCCTAGCTTGAATCAACTCTTCACTGCCAGCTTTCTTAGTGAATGCTCTGCTCGTTGATCCTTTTGTATCTCCCGCATAACCAACACGAAGTTCGACATTAATCTCACCCTTAAATGCAGGCACTGGAAGATTAAGTGGATTCTTGCCCATGTAAAACAGACCAGCTCCACCTATCTGAATGTAGTAGACATTCTTACCATTATATAGATTCGTGATGTATCGAGAATCTAGCTTGACGTAACTCTGAATAGCTTTCTGATATCCACCTTTAACAGCGGCTGATCTTGCTTCTTGTGAGCATATGAAAGGAACACCGACATTGGCATACTCAGCATGAACTTTCTTTGGTTCTTGAGTCTTTAGAAAGTCTAGATATCGATTGATTTCTTTGAACTTTGTCTTAGTGGCATTCAGTAGAATCTCTAAGTCTTCTGGTTCTGTGCTTGCCGCAAGTTTTGGCGATGGAATAAGAGTTTTATTCTTTCTTTCATATCTCAAACTACCACCACCCATCTGATCTTTCATACCAGACTTGATCTCAATATTGAATGATTGTTTGTTGTATGTGGCCTCGATGTCTCCTGATCCGACATTAGAGAATCCTGCACCAGGCTTATCGCCAGAATCTAATCCATCTATATTTGCAGATATCATTGCTTTGTGAACTTTTAACTCGTAGTCTAGTCCTTTCTGACCAACAGTTTCTACGATATAGTCCTTAAATCTTTGCATTGCTGTATCCTGTTTATAAGTATAATAGAGTTATTTATGCTTTTTTGTAACGACTCTACACTCTTCGAATCTTCGCATTGACGTTCTTACACCGTATTGATCATCTGTATTATCTATCGTCATAGCGAGTACCGACAGTAACATGACTCTTAAATATTTCTTGATTTCTAGTTTCGCCTCATTGTTGCGTAGTCTTTGGGGTTATCATCTCGTCCGACTGGGACAAGGTTGGACTTGTGCATTGTAGCAATGCCGACAATGTAGTCTCCTGTATATTCTTTTCGTTCTGGCTTTGAGCATGGTGAATCTGTTGTCTTCGTCTGGACGCTTGCATATTTCTGTTCATTGCGGATATACGTCTTCTTTGGGACATACTCTTGGAACTCCTTCTTATACTTCTTGGGTTTACTAGAACGATACTGTATATAGTCATCTAGTGTCTTGAATTGTAGGTTATGACAGTGAGATTTACGCATATCTTTGTTATATTTTCGCCATTCGAGTTCCATCGCAGAGAAGCTAACTTTCTCTGCTTTCTTTTTCTTCTTTGGCTTTTTAGATGTCGTATAAACACCCTTTACTATATGCATCGTCATGTTACACATTATACAACAGAATAGCCATATTGTCAACAAATATATGAATTTATTTTGTAAATAATCGATATATTTATTGACTCAGCTATTTAGTTTGTATAAATAAGACGTAAGGGTGCGTGTAACTGTGTTCAATAACACAAGAGGCAAGTGTGATTCTAAGTAAAACTACTACTCACAGAAGGAATAGTCGGGGAAGCATTTTATATGCAGGTGGGGTTCCTCCCGACCACGATATCTTATATTAAAAAAACGACTTTTTTAGGGTCGTTTTTTTTCGTCTCAAGAAACGTCTTTCTCATAGACATCAATCCGACTTTCGTCTATACCATCTTCAATCAATCTATCTCTTAAAAAATATGGATCAGGCACATTCCACTCAATACGCCTTTCCCCATGCTTGTTATACCAACTAACACACCAGACCATCATGCTTTTCATCTCGTTTAGAATTACTTTTTAGTTTTTGTTGTTGCTTTCTTTTTCTTTTCGAGAGTTGCTACTTTTTTAGCCAATGCGTCTACGTCAGCGTTTAACTCGTCTATCTGTTTTGCGACATTAGGATACTTTCGTCTCCATGCAATGCCTTCTTTGTCCAAGATATCAATACCATATCTTTCTGTTGCCCAGTCAGCAATTTGCTCGAACTTGGCGTAACACCATAAACCTGCTTTTGTATCTTTAAACCACGATGTTGAAGCGGCACCTAAAAGTGAACCCGCAATACTACTTACCATCCAAAGCCACATAAATTTCTCCTTATTGTAAAAGCCATACGACTAAGTGTGGAACAGTTACTGATAATACCACAAGGGCACCTATAAGTAAAGCAATGTTTCCCTTATCCCATATCATAACAACTCTCCTACTTCAATCCACCAAAGTCTGGCTTCTTCTTATTTCTAAATGAAGTGACATTATCTTTATCGTCATTTCCCCATGAAGGCTTACTATCAGTCTTCTGAGTTGATTGACCATCGTTGACTAAATCTTGAGCAGAATCTTCTGCGTCAAATAACTTCATCTTAGATCGATCTAACCCAATGATGAATCGCTTGAGATAGTTGGTATCACCCCACCGATTCTTCAACTGCTTGACCATTAACTGACCAAGACCTTCTAGTTCTTCTGTTGAGATCAAACCAAACATAAAGTCAGCAGTAGCAGGTAGACCGAACGACTCAGATGTGTCTTCAAGATTCAAATCTGAACTGCTATAGCCAGTTCTCGTTGTCTGTGTAGCACTCAAGATTGGAACATTGAACTCTACAGCAAGACCACGAAGTTCTTCTGCGATTGCTTTGATCATCGTGTACGAGTTTACATTCGCACCCGCTTTCATTCTAGAACTTGTGCATATATTTAGATAATCGATATAGACCATATCTGGAGTAAAGTTCTTCTTCAGCTTCAGTTCGTTGAGTAGATGACGGAAGTGGGCAGAGCCAGCACTTGCTGTCGGGAACTCTTTTACAATCAGTTTACCAGTTGTCTTATCTTTGACTTTCTTGACTCGCTTCATAAACACATCTTTAGGCATATCTTGTAGACTGTCCATCGTTGTGTTCATTAGATTAGCATCAATACGCTCAGAGATTTTCTCTTCTGCCATTTCCATTGTGATGTAAAGAACATTCTTACCTGCCATAAGATTGGCTGATGCACAATGAGTCATGAACAAAGTCTTACCAACACCAGTACCTGCAAGAGCAATACTCAATGACTTGCGTGACAAACCACCCTTTGTGATCTTGTTGAACAGATCAAGGTCGAATGCAATCTTGTCTTCTTTCGTGTGATAGAACTCGAATCGATCTTCGGGCTGTTCAAGAAAGTCATGACCAATCGCTTGATCAAAAGATACACCAAGTGCATTACTCAGCAACTCTGGGATCGAACCCTTGTCTAGGTCTTTGTGTTGACCATCAAGAACAAGAATAGATTCACGAACAGCATTGTAGATGGCTTTATCTTGACAGAACTTCTCTGTCTTATCAACAAGCCATTCAATGTCAGTCTTCTCATCATAATCTAAAGCGGTAATGATCTGCGATATTGATTGATACTGATCATCACTAATGTTAGACTTCTCTTCAATAGAGATACGAAGTGCCTCTTTCGTAGGCACCCCGTTGTAGTCAGATATATAACTTACAATTGACTTGTAGACACTTTTCTCAGAGAAGTCATCGAAATAATCATCACTGAGAAAAGGCACAACTCTTCGCATATAATCTTCATTATGTAACAATCCTGATAGAATCGTTTGCTCAAGCATCAGCGATTGTCTCCAAGTTAGGCACTTGTGAATCGTCATCGATCAATGACTTTGTTGCCATTGTGTAGCTGTCTCGAATGTAAGTAGCTAGATCAGTCTCTTTAAACATCATAAGCCAGAACTCTTTGTTATCTACAATCTCTTTGGCTCGCATCATCTTATCGCACTTAACTTCACCAGTCTTTGGATCGACTGCTTCGTACCAACCAACTTTTGGTTTGACGATATAACCACCTGCTTCAGCGACATCCATTAGACCAGACCACTTCGAGATACCACCTTCGAATGTCACAGTTACTGGAATCTTAGACTTCTCACGAACATGGCGAGACTTCTCGATATTGATGATAAAGTGATAACCTTTGATCTCTTTATCGACTTTCTCTTGTTGACGACCAATGATCCAGATAGCATCAGCAGAATAGTAAGCACCAGTACCACCAGATACGATATCTTTTGGATATAGACCAATCTCTTTGTATGTGTGATTCACAGCAACAAGAGGGATATCTTTTAGATTCAAGTGTGGCGTAATCATTCTGAACAGCGACTTCATCTGTTTAGCACGAGACATATCAGCAACTGATTTACCAGACATAGCATCGTCTACTTCTTTCTTAGATGCAAGGTTACCGATAGAATCGATAATGATAACGACTTTATCTTTAGCTGTCAGACCTTCAAGCTGTTGCATGATATCAAACTTCAACTGCTCTACGTCAGTGATTGGCGTATGGATAACTTGATCCATGTTAACACCGAAAGACTCAAAGTAAGCCTGAGGTGTACCAAACTCTGAATCATAGAATAACACCACAGCATCGGGATGTTTCTTCTGATAAGCGGCTGCCATAAGCAATGCGAATGCAGACTTAAAGTGTTTTGATGGGCCCGCTAACATGAGTAGACCGGGTGATAATCCACCGTCAATCTTGCCAGATAACGCAACATTTACCATAGGGACAGATGTTGGCGCCATCTCTTTCACACCAAACACTTTAGACTCTGATATAGAGGCTGTGAGCTTGATGGTAGAGTTCTTAGCAAGTTTTTCCATTAATGATGACATAATTTATTCTCCAAATTCAATTTCAATATTCTTTTCACTACGCTATTATAACACTATTTGTTATAGATGTCAAACAACTTCTTCTCAAACTCTTCAATCTTTGCTGTACGATTAGGCCACAGAATATATTCCTTTTCGGGATTTTTCTTGAGGTTGTTAAGCAGTGGGATAACAGAGTTATATAACTCATCTAGTTTACCCTGTGCATCCTCTGCTGTGTGATTCAGATCAGTTAGATCCGATTGTGCTTTTTGAACTATCTCTAGTTCGGTTTCGTCAACGGCAGTGAAGCCGAAATCAAATATATCATTTG